CATTGGTATTATTGCATCAGACAAACTAATTGGGTTAAGTAAGTATACACGTATTGCACAATGGTGTGCTATGCGAGGTACACTACAAGAAGAACTTGCAAACGACATTGTACGTGAGATTCAAAAAGCAACTGGTGCAGAACACTTAGGTGTTTATGTACAAGCAACACACGGTTGTGTTGAAAACAGAGGTGTAAAGGCACACAGTAGTCTTACACAAACAACTGTTTTAAAAGGTGCGTTTAAAGATGACGCTGGTACAAAGAAAGAGTTTATGGACAATATTAAACTCCAACAAGAATTTGCATGTGGGAAGTAGAGTATGAAACTTAGATATTCAGAAGCGTTTTATAGCGTACAAGGCGAAGGCAAGTTTGTAGGAGTACCTAGTGTATTCCTACGTACATTTGGTTGTAACTTTCGTTGCATGAATTTTGGCTTAGGACGTGATGCTCCTAGTCGTGCTGAAAATCAAGCGAACGGTATTAAACACAATCCAGAAGTAGCAGAATTAATTGCAAGTGATATACATAAGACTGTAACAGACTTTAATGACTTGCCTATTATACACACAGGTTGCGACACGTATGCAAGTATCTATCCTGAATTTAAAAAACTAATGATGGATAGAACAGTAGACGAAGTTGTTGAACATTTGTTATCACTTACTCCAGAAGGTAAGTGGACAATGGACAATGGACAAGATGTTCATTTAATCTTTACTGGCGGTGAACCTTTGTTAGGGTGGCAAAGATTCTATGCCGAATTATTAGATCACCCACGTATGCAGGATTTAAAAAATGTTACATTTGAAACAAATACTTCTCAAAAGTTACGAGACGATTTTAGAGACTATATCGGTAATCAAGAACGATTTGAAATTACTTGGAGTTGTTCCCCAAAACTTAGTGTCAGCGGAGAATCTTGGGAGGATGCTATTAACCCTGATATTGCTAGTGAGTATTTCAGTGTTCCTAATAGTAAACTTTATCTTAAGTTTGTTGTGGCTGACAGTGTGGACGTTGACGAAGTTAAAAGAGCTGTTGCTGAGTATAGGAGCGCCGGGATCGACTGTCCGGTATATCTTATGCCGTTGGGCGGAAGAAGCGAAGAATATACCCTCAACGTTAAAGAAGTTGCAGAACTATGTATGGCGCAAGGATGGAGATTCACACCGCGACTACACATCGACTTATTCGGAAACGCATGGGGAACTTAGATATAAAAACAAACAACATGAACGAGCTATGACAGCACCTATTCAAGATGGTGGTGATTTAGAGAAACGTGTAAGGAGAGCAGGATTATGAATTGGAATAAAATAAAAAAAGCATTAGGTGTACAACCTAAGATAATAGAAGATGGTAAAGAGCCTACTCCGGAAGATGTTCGACGTGCGGCACTAGATGCAGAAAAAGATCTTGCTACTAAAAATAAAGAACCTTGGGTTGCTGTATTAGATACACAAGTAAATCCAGACAACATTCGAAACGGGTTCTTTGAGCTCGATTGGAATAATGAGTTTATTGAACAATTACTTGACGCAGGATATAGCGGTGAATCAAATGAAGAAATTGTTGATGCTTGGTTCCAGACTTTAATTAGACAAATGCTAGGCGAAGAAGGTCAAGATCCAACTACAGCCGCAGGATACATTAATGTTGTACCAATTGACAAAGGTAAGTCAGAAGTATCTTAATGCTTGACAACAGCCAGATCTGGTGCTATAATAGTACTATAATTTACATAAAGGCAAAACTATGTTAGAACTTTTAGGCATTACATTACTTGTTGCATTCATACAGAATGGCGACATTTTATCAATTTGTATATCGGGGTGTTCATAATATGGCAACTTATATTTTAGTAGATACAGCTAACACGTTCTTTCGTGCAAGGCATGTAGTACGTGGCGACATTGACACTAAAGTAGGCATGGCTATGCATATTACACTTAACAGTGTTAAAAAAGCATGGCAAGACTTTAGCGGCACACATGTTGTATTTTGTTTAGAAGGTCGTAGCTGGCGTAAAGACTTTTATGAGCCTTACAAGCGTAATAGACAAGTTGCACGTGATAAGATGACCGTTACTGAGTCAGAAGAAGATACAGTGTTTTGGGAGATCTTTGATGAGTTTAAGAACTTTGTAAGTGACAAAACTAACTGTACTGTTATGCGACACAAGCAACTAGAAGCTGATGATCTTATTGCAGGTTGGGTACAAGCACACCCTAACGACAAACATGTTATTATTAGTACTGACGGTGACTTTGCACAACTTATTGCACCTAATGTAACACAATATAGTGGCATACAAGACTTAACTATTACACACGAAGGTTACTTTGATAAGAAAGGTAATCCTGTTATTGATAAGAAAACTAAAGAAGTAAAGCCTGCGCCCGATCCTGAATTTATGTTGTTTGAGAAATGTATGCGTGGCGACACTAGTGACAATGTGTTTAGTGCTTACCCTGGTGTACGCAAGAAAGGTACTAAGAACAAAGTAGGTCTCATTGAAGCATATGCAGATAAAGAGTCTAAAGGCTACAACTGGAATAACATGATGCTACAGCGTTGGACTGATCACGAAGGTGTAGAACATCGTGTACTAGATGACTATTCACGTAATGTTGTACTATGCGACTTAACAGCACAACCTGCAGACATTAGAACAATTATAGATGACACAATTAACGAAGCAACAGACAATCCTAAAGAGATAGCACAAGTAGGTATGCGTCTTATGAAGTTTTGTGCTAAGTGGGATATGCAACGTATTGCAGATCAAGCACAATACTATGCTGAACCTTTACAAGCGAGATATATTAAATGAGCATAAAAGCAAAAACAATTTTAAAAGATAAATTTTGGATCGTTGAAGATGCAGGAGAAAAATTAGGCACATTAAGTTTCAATGATGAAAAGTTTATGTTGTCATCTGAAGCAGGAGTTAGTTTTTACGACTCTAAAAAGCAAGTTGAAACACAACTTGGACTTACTATATTCGATAAAGATAATACAGTAAAGTATGAAACTGATAAAGAAATATACGGCTTTCCTACTAGCACAACTCCGTACAACGTAATATATGATGTACATCGTAAGTTTGCATTGTTTACTAAAAGTCTTAAAAGTAAGAGCCTATACTGTGCAGGGTTTTATATTATACACTTTGATAAAGGTTGGGTAAAGAGCTTTTGTCCTAAGTTAATCACATTAGAGCGTTACGACTACAGAGGTCCATTTAAAAACGATCTTACAATGCGCCAGGAACTATCAAATGCCAACCAACAAACTTGATCCTATAAACACATTTCCAGTACAACAGTTTATTCAAACTGTTAAGAGTGCTGATGCTAGTAAAGCTAAAGATGTTAGAATAGACATCGAAAATGCAAAACGTCTTGCATTTACTCTAGGCGAAGTAATGTCTCGACTGAACGGTGACATGGAACAATTCATAAAAGAACACGTACAAAACATCGATAATGAGCCTGTAGAGGTTCAATTAGACGGTGGAGCAGACTGGAAATAATCAGGAAAATTTATGTCATGGTATACATTTTGGAAATCAAAGCCAAAGGAAACTAAGCATATAGTTATTGATGTAATGAAGGATGATGTAGATCCTTCAGAACTAACAATAGAAAATGCTTATAAAACTCGTTGGATTTGGTATCATACTATACTAGCAATAGGTATCTTCTTTACAAATATTGTATTGATCGCTATATTCTTATTACTTGCTATAAAACTATAAAGCACGTAGATAACTGTAAAAAGAGATAAATATATACGTAGTTAATTAAGGTACGTATATATGAGCAGACCAAAACCAAATGTATTATTAGAATACACTAACAAAAAAAATTATAGATGCGAGCAGATCTTAGATGCAGAAGCTATCTGGGCTGTGTTCTATAAAGAAAAACCATTCAACTTAAAAAGTTCCAATGCTTTAACTAATTACCCTGGTCCTAAATATAAGAAAACTAGTTTTTCTAATCCAGGGCATGCACACAACTTAGCACATAAATTAAATGACCTATTTGGGTGTGAAGACTTTAAAGTATACAAGTTACAAGCAGGCGACATTGTAACCGAATGAATTGGAAAGAAACCTATACCAAAATATTCCTTAAAGAATTAGGGCAGAGCTATAACGAGCTTGCTGTTAAGGAACACATGCCATTATGGTGGTATAATACCCGTTATAAAGATGAAGGCGGACTTAGACTAACTGAGGCAGGTATGGACGTTCTGACACAAATCGAACTGGCCACATATGATATTCCTTTTCCGGCCGATATGCCGTTTACCACACAAGTAATTATATTTTTAGATAAGTTTATTGACTGTCCTTACTATATAGGACCTAAAGGTATACAAGTTACCCATCAAAAGAAGGCTGTAGAGTTAACATTATTCAGCGGCGACATGCGTAAGTATGGACTTAGTAAAGCACTAAACAGACAAAATAAAGACCAAAAAGATTAAAAAATCGCAGAAAAAGGTTGACTTTTATCTTATAGAGTGTATACTATATGTATAGTTAGAAATTAAGCACTGATAACTCAAGAGGTAATACAAATGGAAAACGCAATCACTCGAACTGTTTCGCCAAACGGCGCAAAATCTAGCATTAAGCATGCTATCAAAAAGCAACGTCCTATCTTTGTTTGGGGTCCCCCAGGTATTGGTAAGTCGGACATTGTTCGTCAGATCACTGACGATTTAGGTAATTCAACATTAATTGACATTCGTCTGTCACTTTGGGAGCCAACTGATATTAAAGGTATTCCTTACTTTGACAGCAACTCAGGTACAATGGTATGGGGTGCGCCTGCAGAACTTCCAAGTGAAGAGTTTGCGGCACAGTTCGATCATGTTGTACTGTTCTTAGACGAAATGAATTCAGCGGCACCTAGTGTGCAGGCTGCGGCGTATCAGCTTATTCTTAATCGTCGTGTAGGACAATACAAACTGCCTGACAATGTTGTTATTATTGCGGCTGGCAACCGTGAAGCTGACAAAGGTGTTACATACAGAATGCCTGCTCCGTTAGCAAACCGTTTTATCCACTTAGAACTTGCTGTATCATTTGATGACTGGTTCCAGTGGGCTGTAGTAAACAATCAACATGCAGATGTTGTAGGTTACTTACAATTTGCAAAGAAAGACTTGTATGACTTCGATCCTAGAAGCCCAAGTCGTTCATTTGCTACACCGCGTTCATGGTCGTTTGTAAGCGAATTGCTTGAAGACGATCTAGACGAAACCACTACCACAGACTTGGTAAGTGGCTCAGTAGGAGAAGGCTTGGCTGTCAAGTTTATGGCACACCGTAAGGTTGCGTCAAAAATGCCTAATCCAACTGATATCCTCGCAGGAAAGGTCACAGAGATGGCCAGTAAAGAAATCAGTGCTATGTATTCCCTCACTGTGTCATTGTGTTATGAGCTGCAAGAAGCTGATAACAAGCGTGATAAAGACTTCGATAAGAAGGTCAATAACTTCCTGCGATTTTCGATGGATAACTTTGATACTGAATTAGTTGTTATGGGCATTAAGCTCGCACTTACACAGTATTCATTGCCCATTGATCCGGACGCTGTAGAATGTTTTGATGAATTCCATGAACGTTATGGAAAGTATATTAAGGCTGCACAGGGTTCTTAAGCAAAACGATAGGGCGGGTTCATACCCGCTCTATCACTTTTGTGGTTGACAAATACTTAAATACCTAGTATAATAGTAACATAAATTAGAAAGGACATAGCACATGAGCGTAGAAGGTAAGAAAAACTGGTCACCAGATCCAGACATTACTCCTAAGCAATTAGAAGATATGCGAGTTGAAGTACTTGACCGTATTATTGTTGCACGAGTAGGCTTACTACTAAAGCATCCTTTCTTTGGTAATATGGCAACACGTCTTAAGATACAAGCGGCAGATGACTGGTGTCCTACAGCAGCCGTAGATGGCCGTAACTTATACTTTAACACGCAATTCTTTAATGCAATGGACAATAAAGAAATTGAGTTTGTTATTGCACACGAAATTTTACATTGTGTATTTGATCACTTAGAACGTAGAACATGGCAGGATCGTAACTTAGATGCACAACTATCTAACATTGCACAAGATTACATTGTAAACAATATACTTGTACGTGACAGTATTGGTCGCAAGCCTACATTTATTGATTGCTATCAAGACTTTAAATACGAAGATTGGACTTCAGAAGAAGTATACGATGACTTGTTTGAAAAATATGATGAAGAAGAACTAAAACAACTTGGCGAATTGTTAGACGAACACATTGACTGGACTGATGGTGACAACGATAGCAAAACTGGTGCACCTGGTAATTCTGGTAAAGATGGTGAAAAGCCTACATATTCTAAAGAAGAACTTAAAAAAATACGTGACGAAATAAAAGAGAACATGGTAACAGCCGCACAGAGTGCAGGTGCTGGCAATGTTC